TGAGAAACCCCCAGTCAAGTGATAGGATTAAGCAGTCCGGGTCGTACCAGTCCGGACACAGCAGACTTCCCTAATCTCGACGAACTGCTTAAAAATCAAAATCTCAATATATCCACAGTACAAACTTTTCCCAACAGAAAAGGTGGACATTCTTTGGTCATGGACGACGGTGACATCTACGGTCAAAACAGACTGATGCGATTGAGAAGCAGTTCAGGGCATCAAATACTCATGCACGACACCGAAGACTTGATCTATATCAGTAACAGTAGAGGCACTGCCTGGGTAGAGTTAACACCAGACGGCAGTGTAAATGTGTTCAGTAACAGCAATGTTAGCATAAGAGCACAACAGGATTTGAATTTACACGCAGACAATAATATCAACATTACCAGCGGCAATACCTTGAAAATTAGCTCGGCAAAATATTTTTTAAACGAAACACAACACTATCAGCTGACTGCTACAAAAAATTATGCACTCAATGCAGGGAATGTGGGAATAAAAAGCGGAACCACACTATTGATGGAAGCAGTTACCGGTGGATGGAAAACGTCTGCAGATTTAGTATTAAAAGGCAGAAAAATATTTTTAAACACCAGTACCCCTGCTTCACCGTTGACCAATAGGCCGTTGGAGTTTTATCAGCAGGCCAATGTGGAATACGATAACAGCACAAAACTCTGGAAAACGTCCAGCACCTTGTTTGAAAGTCTATCACCGTTCACACCCACGCACGAACCATGGACCAGACAAACTGGCAAACTCAAAAAGAACACAGGCAAAATTGTTCCGCCTAAAGCACAAACACCAGGAAAAACATAATGTCCAACGCCGGTATAACAAGTGCAAACAATTTTACAGCTATAAGTCCTGCCAACAGAGAAGTGCTAGGAAATATTGGTTCGCCACGCGGCATTGGGCTAGACAAAATCAGACCCAACATTGAGACACTTACAAAATTTGAGACCAAATGTATACAGATACAATTAAGTAACATAGAAAGCAATATCAATGCCAACCTGGTCAATCTTGGCGTGCCGCAACTGGGACCTTTTGTTGCCAACATTAATGCAAATACTGTCGTTTCACATTTAAATACATACTTTTCTAATGTTGCTACATTGATTATTACCAACAGTGATCACAGAGACATTCAGTTGGGCATGGTGGCAAATATACGCAGCCCTAGTGTTGGCGCTTTTGGTAGTAACACCATGGTGATAAAAAAATCCGTAGGGGGTAACATTAGTTCAGGCAATTTTGTGCCAGGATTTACCTACAGGATTACTAGCATAGGTACCACAGATTTCACATTGTGTGGGTTAGAAGGCAATATTGCTAATGTTGTTGTTGGTAACGTATTTGTTGCAAATGCTGTAGGAAGTGGTACCGGCACAGCATTTTTGACCAATAATCAAATTATGCTGGGTAGCAATCACACTGTGAGCGGTGATGTAACTTTTACTATTTCACCTTTAAAATTAGGAAAGTATCAGAATTCTGAATGGTTATTAACCAGGTATGGATACAAAAATTCCGACGGCACATGGTCCGCTAAAGATGGAGTAGATTCCAATGAAGTTTTTGTAGCTGCCAACGAAGTTCAAGATGCTATAATGAATGATTTTATACAAGAGCAATACAGAGAGTTAATCAAGGCCGGAGCTATAAGGGACGGTGATAGCAAAGAAGTTATCGCTGGTATGCTGGCACTGGCTTACCAATATCAAGATCTAGGAAATCCGGCACTAAATCAAAATCCTCGCAATGCGGATGGTACTATCAATCTGGTCAATTATTCCATTGGAACCAAAGCCAATGTATGGCGCAACACCGGGCAAACCGTAGACAGCCAAGGACGCCCGGGTCATATTTACTTTAATGGTGGCCGTTACGCAATTGGAACATTGGGTGCAGATACCGCAGAATAAATACTAACATGGCTATAACTAGATACCGAGGCTTCAGCACTATAGATCAGTTTAAAAAATTTAGATTGACCGATCTAGAGTTGATCAAACGCGATCTGCTGAATCATTTTGCTATAAGAAAAGGCGAAAAACTCATGAATCCAGAATTTGGCAGTATCATCTGGAACATTTTGTTTGAGCCGTTGAGTGCAGATGTCAAAGCGTTGGTCGTTGAAGATATACAACGAGTGGTCAGTTATGATCCTAGGGTGCGAGTAGATGACGTGTTAATTGACCAGTTTGAATACGGTCTACAGGTACAAGTTGAGATGACATTTTTGCCTGACGATCTAAGCGATGTACTGATACTGCAATTCAATAAAGAGTTGAACACTGTAGTAGCTGCTTAAAAGTACCACTTTATTATTTCCATAAATACAAAACACGGGTATTGAGTATGGCTATTACAACAAGACAAACAAGTTTACTGGTCCAACAAGATTGGACAAAGATATATCAAACTTTCAGAGAAGCTGATTTCCAAAGTTTTGACTACGAAACTTTGCGTAAATCCATGATCGAGTACCTGCGTACTTACTATCCTGAAGATTTTAATGATTTTACAGACAGTAGCGAATACATCGCGCTGATTGATCTAATAGCTTTTTTAGGACAGAGTTTAGCATTTAGGGCAGATTTAAACGCCAGAGAAAATTTTTTAGACACAGCAGAACGTAGAGACAGCATTTTAAAACTGGCAAGATTAGTAAGTTATAATCCAAAAAGAAGTACTCCTGCGTCAGGATATCTCAAATTTGATAGCGTTAGCACTACAGAAACACTGTTTGACAGTACCGGTATCAATCTAAGCAATGTTATTATCAGCTGGAACGATAGCACAAATGAAAATTGGTTAGAACAGTTTACAGCAATTATAAATGCAGCTTTGGTATCCAATCAAGCAGTAGGAAAACCAGGTGCAACTAAAAATCTAAACGGCGTCAAAACTGACGAATATGCTGTAGATATTATCGCAGGTATAACGCCAACTTACCCGTTTACAACCAGCATTGCTGGTGTTACATATCCTTTTGAGGCAGTCAGCGGTACATCATTGGACCAAGAATACATTTACGAAGCAGCACCTAGCACATCTGCTGCATTTAATATTCTTTATAGAAACGACAATCAAGGCAACTCCAGCAACAACACAGGATATTTTTTATACTTCAAACAGGGTACAATAAATTCGCTAGACTTTAATATCACAGAAAGCTTGAGTAATCGTATTGTTAATGTTAATTTTGACAACGTCAATAATACAGATGTATGGTTATACAGTCTTACACCTAACGGTAATCTAGGAGACTTATGGACTCAGGTGCCTGCTGTGAATGGTATCAACATAATTTACAACAACACTGATGAAAGAAATTTATATAGTGTGGCATCAAGAGCCAATGATCAAATTGATTTAATTTTTGGTGATGGATCATTTACAAATATTCCTGTAGGCAGTTTTAGAGTCTATTATAGAACCAGCAATAATTTAACTTACAAAATTACTCCAGATGAAATGTCTGGCATAACAATAGTTCTACCTTATCGAGGAAGAACAGGACGAGCAGAAACTTTAACAGTGAGAGCAAGTCTGCAATACACAGTGACTAATGCCATATCAAGAGAAAGTCTGGATGACATCAGAAACAATGCTCCACAACAGTACTATACTCAAAATCGTATGGTCACCGGCGAAGATTACAACGTACTGCCATACACGTCTTTCAATAACATATTAAAATTAAAAGCAACAAATAGAACCAGTTCGGGAGTACGTAGATATCTTGACGTTATAGACGCTACTGGAAAATATTCCAGTACAAATATTTTTGCCGAAGATGGAATTATATACAAAGAAAATTACGAAGAGACTGAAGTGTTTCAATTTACCAGTACTACAGAAGTAAATGCTATTGTTAGAAACACACTTCAGCCATTGATATCAAGTATTACTACAAGGCATCTCTACTACAATACTGCTACTAGAAATAGTCCTATAGGGGCTACAATTGCTGCTACTAGCATGGTTGCAGGAACAACTTACAAAATTATAAGTTTAGGTACAACAACATTTACTAGTTTTGGCGCATCTGAAAACACTGTGGGTACAATATTCACAGCCACCGCAACAGGTACCGGAACCGGAACAGTTGCCACGGTGGCAGTTTGGACACAAACTTCTGTTAATTCAGGTAGAAGCTCGGGTATTTTTACAAGCCCTAATTATACATTTTTAGTACAAGGCAGCTTGGTGAAATTTATTGCACCAGCCGGAAAGTATTTTGATGCACAGAATCAGTTACAGACAGGAACACCAGAAACAGAATATCAACGCACCAGTTTATGGGCAAGTATTATAAATTATGACAGTCCTGGATTGACGTCAACTGCTACTATGAGTGTTGTAGTGCCAACTGGCGCAATTGTAAGTGAAATTATACCGGTATTTGCAAATGATTGGTCAGAGACTCTGATCAATAGCATTATTTTGCAAATTTTAAGTTTTAAAACATTCGGGTTGCGTTATGACATACCTACAATGAGCTGGAAGATTATAGAAAGTCAAAATCTTGGATCTGATGAGTTTAGCTTAACTAATGCAGGCAGTACCTCGGGAACCGGCGCAGATGACAGTTGGTTTATCAGTTTGTCTTTTGCCAATGGCGAATACACTGCTGTAAGCAGAGGTATTGACTATTATTTTCAAAGTGAAAGAGAAACAAGGTTTTACTTTGATCCTGATGTGAGAGTGTATGACAGTAGAACTGCAACTACATTAGTTGATTTTATCAAAGTTTTAAGAATCAATACAGAACCTGATTCGAGCAATCCGCTGTTTTACAGTCAAACCTATAGAATTTGGGCAAGGGCCGTTGGGTCAGATGGAATAGACGATAATAGAAAAATCAGAATAACCTTCCCAGATGACAACTTAGATGAAGTGCCTGATGATCCTGATTTATTTTTAGAATTGGTAGATCCGTCAACAAATCCAGAAAATAAAAATGTCTTTTTTGTTCAATCCAACGATCAATACAATTTTTTAAGATATAACCCTATAGAGCAAACGGAAATAGTCAGCGTTTATCAAACTAAAAATGACATTGTAAATAATATTTCTTTGTATGCCACAGGAACAATTTTTTATGCAGTTCTGGGTGATGCTACTGTACCTGCTGAGGATGGACCTACTTTTTATCAATCCACAGGAACCACCGTGGCAGTTGTGACCAACTATATTGCTAGAGTAGGAAGACAAAATTTAAGTTTTCAATACAAACACAACGCACCCAATAATAGAAGAATTGATCCAAGTCCAAATAATTTGATTGATTTCTATATTCTTACCAAACCTTATTCCAACGATTATTTTGCTTATCTAGCAGACACAAGTAACAAAGTAAGTAAGCCTACACCACCATCAATTGCAGATCTCAAAACAGAATTTGGCGCCATCGAAGCCTTAAAAACTATAAGTGACAGTATCATTTACAATCCTGCTGTGTTTAAGCCGTTGTTTGGTAGTAAAGCAGATGCAGCATTGCGTGCTACTTTTAAAGTAATCAAAAATCCCAATGTTACCATTAGTGATAACGAAGTTAAAAGTCAAGTGATAGCAGCTATAAA